TGGCGAGTCATATACTCAACTGCTTCAGGATTATCGTCAATTTCAAACGGGAGTTCTTCTTCAAGCTCTTGGCCGTCAACCTTGAGCCTAAGCTTCTTAATACGCGCTGCTTCTTTCTTAGCAGCAGTAGATTCAGCGGCTTCGCCTTCGGCGGCAGCGCTTTCAAGACCTTCAGCGGCTTGTGTAGATTCTAGAGAGTCAGAGGATTCAGAAGCGGATGCTTCAGTTGCAGCGGACGCTGCGGCATTGGATTCAGACATATATTACCTTTCATAGCCCTATTAAGGGTATATTATTTGGATACCTCGTCCGTTGTGGATGGAGGCTTATATATAGTTGTTAAAATATAGAAATTTATTTACGATTAAGAATGTCTTTAATTTTTAAAAATCTTTGAACATCTTCTTCGGTAGGATTAGAAGAATGCCAATTACCTTCTATTATTTCTTTTGGTAATAAACCGGCTTTTTGATCGGCATATATTGTTTGTGCCGGATTTTTTCTGTTGGCTTCGCCGTGCGGACCAAAATTCACCCAGCTATTTTAACCCATAGTTTCAGTAGCCAATGCTTCTTGTGCGGTTGGGCTAAAATCTTGTTTGTGTTGTAAATAAGCACGATGTTCGCCTTTAGGACCAAATCCGCTTTTATCACCTAAATAATGCCCCCTATAATCATGCACAATTCTAAATAAATCATTAGCTAAAAGAGGTTCGCCTTCTTGAGTAAAATCTGTTTTTCTAAGAAGAGGGTGATCACTAAATTTATTTGCTTCCGTCCCAAATCCCTGAGCGGTTGGAAAATAATATAAATGTTTATTAGCTTCAAGGTCAGCGTGTACATCCTTAGACGATAAATACGGATTGGGCTGTTCGGGTTTTATTTTAGAAAATTTAAACCCAGATTTAAGCATGTCTTCATACTGATTTCCGGTTTCTTTTATAAGAGCATCATATGCAGCTTTTACTTTAGGATCAGTTGGGTTATGAGTCATTTGTTCGTAAGCTTTTGCAATCATCTTTCCGTGTTCTGGATTAAGATCAACAAGCTTAGCGAGCTGTTTTAATGCTTTAAGACTAGGCATATTATTTCATAACACCGCGAAGTTTTGAAAACCCTTTGCGAGCCTTTGTCCCTAATCCAACGCCCATAAGATTCGTAGGATCGAGAATCATATCGGACGCAAACCCAATTGGCGCTTCTGCAGGAAATTCATTTGAAGGGAGATATTCCTCTGGTTTTTTTCCTTCGATTTCAACACCTAGTTCTCTAAGTTGCTCTAGTCTAGGATCAACAGGCGCACGAAGTCGCATTCCGCCTAATTCTTCTGTATTTTTAAGAAATTGACGAGCGACTTGGCGACCTTCTACATCTTGATCTTTTGAAAGAGATTCAATTGCACCGGTCAAAGGATTTTTACCTTGTAATGCTGATAAAGCAGCAGCACGAACCGGACGGCCCGTGTATTTATCAATTCCTTCAAGTGTTTTTTGAACACCTTCGGCAATGTCGTAATTACCGTATTTTGATTCGGCTTCAGATACCGCGTCTTTTACAACCTTAGAAGTTGTACTAGAACCGTGTTCCGGACTTGATCGAGACACAGTTGGACCTTCGTCGGCGCGAGCTGAAGGGGAGGCAAGCATACCCGCGCCAATTGCTCCGCCAATTCCCGCTGTTTTTTTATAGAGTTGATCTTTTGCCCGTTTTTCCTGCATCTGTTCTTTTGTTAATACGCGAGGTTTATTTGATTTAGCAAAAGATTCAAGACGCTGCGTTGCCGCAGCTTCTTCTGCAGATTGGCGACGAGGCGCAGATTCTAATATTCCGACTAAATCACGTTCAATATCTTCAAGTCTTCTAATGTTTTCAGGCGAAGGATCTTTTTTAACTGTTTCTTGCCATTCTTTTAAGTGATTTAAAGCAAAAGAAGGATCAACATTTTGTACTCTAGGCGGTTCAATCATTCGAGTTAATTGACCGGGTTTCCAGTTTTTTTGTACCACTTCTTGTGCAAACTGCTCAGCATATTTGCCAGGACGAAGAAGCTCCATAACTTTTTTTAAATTAGCCATTACTTTTTATCCTTTTTATCTTTACACTTACACATTTCCTTGACCTTTTTGAAACGTTCTTTAGACCCGTATGACTCTTTGTATATGGATTTGAGGGTAGTGTATGTGTTGGCGGAGGAAGACATTATTCAAGATCGTTTTCGGGTTTATTTTTTAAAGCGTCAATTAAAGCTTTTTTTGTTTTTCTAAACTTTAATTCGTCTTCTAATATTTGCTGCTCTCCTTCAAATGGCGCTCGTCTTAGTTCTGATAGTTCTTTCCATCCATACCGAATATTTGGTATGTTTTCTTTTAAAAAATCAGTTCGTGCCGCAATATCCGCAGTTGGTCGATCTTCAAGGGGACCAGTTGTGCCAATTCCCTCATAAAAAGGTTTCCAAAAAGCAGCACGTTTTGCTTCTGCTTCTTCTTTTTTGTCCTGTCCCAATTTATGTAAATAACCCAAGCCCCCTACACCACCAGCACCAGCACCTAGAATAATGCCTTCTTCTTTATCAAGTTGCTTTAGCCCCTGCATCAATTTTTTTAAAGCTTTTAACGATTTTACATTAGACATAATTATTTAATCCTTAACACCGGCGAAACTACAGAAGGAGCTATTGGCTCTTTTTGTTCATCTGCAAAATTATATTTCCCAATATTTTTTTAGCGCGTTAGTTGGTTTTTTTCTAATCTTTTTTTCCGAGTCTTCAAGAATTGATTTAATTTGATCAAACCTTCTTTGTTGAGCAGCGTTTTCAATAAATTCATCTATTGCCACTTCTTCATAAGGAAACTCTTTTAATTCGGATTTCCATTCAAATGGAGCATCGCCCTGCTTTTGTTTGTTTGGAATCCCCCCATAAGTTTCAGTCGCTCCCAAAGAACGCTCTCCTTTAACCCCTCCCGCCCGTGTCCAGCGATCTTCGTTGCCGATTGCATTAATCCGATCGGTTAAATCGGATTTAAGCACGTCTTCGTCTTGCAACGCATTGATGGTGTCTTGTCTAATACCATCTCTTCGAGCTTCTCTTAATTCTCTAATAGAACGCGGGGAATCTAATCCTTTTTTTTGTGCAAAATTAAGAGCTTCAATCGCTTGACCGCTAATTATTCCGTGTTTATCGGGAACGGTTGACATTTGCTGAATTTGGCGCAAAAGTCCCTCATCCTGCATCAATTTTTTTAAAGCTTTTAACGATTTTACATTAGGCATAATTATTTAATCCTTTGTTTAATTTTATATTGACGAATTTCAGAATTATCGCAAAGATTTCCAAGAAGCTGTTCGGTGCCCGGTGAAACACCTGCGGCAATTACCGTTGCAATTTTCTTACAAAGTTCTTGTTTCATCATCTGCTGATATTGATAAAATACTTTATTTTCTTTAACACCCGTTGAAGGTGCCATTTTAATCTTCTCATTAGCTTCAAGAAGAAGTGTCTGCGGTTTGAGCGCTTCTTCGCCCATGAGCCCAATAATACGCTCAGCAACAGAGTCGTAAGCATCTGACATAGCCTCGTATGTTTCGCCAAAAAATGCGTGATCGCTGTGAAACGGACCACGCGCCACTAGATGATGGGCATTTTGTGCAAATAAATGCATCGCCCGAAGATGCACTAAAACGTCTCTCATAAATCACCTTTTATTTTCCATAAAATTGAGCTTGTTCATCGTGAAGCTTTTCGGCCTCTTTTACAGCCTCATCGACTGATTTGTAAATACCTAAATGTTCTCCGGTTTTTCGATAGTGATCAATCGCTTCTTTTTCTGAAACAACCTTACCGTTTACAACTGTAGGTATATTTACAGCACCTTGATCTGTTGTAATAGTCATTGTTCTTACCGTTGAATAAGAGCCGTCTTCGTTTTGTACTTTTGGTCTTTTGGTTAGATCAATGTTCCCCGGGATTGTTTTTTGACTTAAAGTGTTTTTAAGTTTACGAAATTTTTTGACGTAATTGGATTGATTTAACTTTTGATCGTCAATAGAAGACGCTGCTTTGTTGTGTCCCATATTCCACATATAAGCAGCTTTATCTTCGTCGCCCTTAGAGCGACGAAGAACTCTGTCCGCGATATCACCTGCTAAATTTTGTTCAACACGATCTTGATCTGCTAAAAATTGTTTTAATTGACCCGGTTTCATTTGAGCCATTAGCGCTTCATCGGGTCCAAACTGTCCGCGCATTTTGCGACGATTAACAAATTCTTGAGCAGTTTTAGGCATAATGCCATATTCGCCCATAGCGGATTGTCCTTTGTGAAGACCAGATGCCATTGTGCGATGCTCAACGTTTTTTCCACCAGAAGACTCAATTTGGCGAATTAATTCTAAAAACTTTTGTTTATCCATCTTTCATTGCTTTCTTTAAACGAGAAAATCGCACTTTACTTGTCCGATGTCCGGCTTTTTGCTTATCAGCCTACCTTTTCTTGTTTAATAAATTTAACAGCTTGTTCTTTTAAAATACGCATAACTTTAGCCGCTAGACTTATCTTTTAGACACTTCCATTTTTTTCTGGAAAGGCGTAAAGGGGAATTCGGATCTCTTGCTGCCTCTGGGTGTTTTTTCATTTGTCCATAAGAGCGAGCACAGTACGAATGTCCTTTAGACGTATGAGGGCGAATTCTATCGCCCCCTCCCTTGGCTTGCCCGGACTGTCCATACGACACTTTACGCGTGCGACCGCTTACGGTTTTAACAATCTTAACAAAGCGTTTGCCTTTTGCAGGAGTAGCCATGTTTATAGTTGTTAATTTACATTAACATTAATTAAACACTTGATGTTAAAGAGGTAGAATGAGGTAAAACGACCAACACAGACTTATGTTTATTATTGCTACCATATGCAAAACTGTTACTAGCGTGAGTGACAACGCCACCTGCAGAACCGTTAATTGCATAACCATTTCCAGCACTTACGTTATAAAAGTTTTGAATAGACGTAAAAGTGCCGCCTGCGGCAACGGAAACACCGCTTGCATTGGCACCACTAGCAGTAATACTAGAAGTGGCTAAAGTAAGCGTTGTTGCCCCTAAGTCAATAGCTAATACACCAGAGGTTTCAATTAGCATAAAACCGCATAAAGCAGAAGCACTAGCTGCTAGTTTTAAAGAAGTTGCTGTTCCAGAATAGATAGTGAGATTTTTTAATTGAGCGACACAATTTGATAAATCAAAATTAGTAGCTGAACTTAATATATTATTTGAAAGAAGTTCGTTAACGTACAATCTGGGTTTAGTTGCTGAATTATTGGTGACAGAAAGACACTTTTGACCAGCGTTACTTGTAAAAATGTAAGAATTTCGAATATGAAGCGAATATTCAACGCTTCCTGCCATTGTTACAACAGACGATGTTGAAGAATGTCCGCTTAAAATAAGATTTTCTAAGCTAAAAGAGCTGTTGTACACGCCGCCGTCTACTGAATTTGGTGCAAATGTTACAGACGAAATGTTTGTTACAACGGTAGTAGTTGATTGTGATCCAATTAAATACGTTCTAGGTCTAGTGATTGTAATAGCTTCGCTATAAGACCCTGGATGAATGTGAATAACAATCGGTTCTCCGTTTGTAAACGTTGTCTGTACATAAGAAACAGCCGCTGCTAATGTTAAAAACGGTTGATAAGGTTTACCGGATGATCCGGTGTCATTCCCATTCTTTGAAACGTGAACTTCATACGCAAATCCAAACGTTTTATCAGCTTTTTTGTCTAATTCGCTATTAATTGCAACGTCTGCACTTTGTCTTTCTTGTGACTCCTGCGCTAATTCAGCGTCAGTAGTCATTTCAGGATCAATAAACCTAGAATCTAGTTTTTTGCTCATAAAATATTATGCTTCTTTGTAATATTTGACAGTTTTAGAAATAATACATCAATTGAGTGCTTATTTTCTTTATAAATAAACGCCGATGCCAACAAAATGTTAAGAATTATTGATATTCTTAAATATCGTTTATATATATCAGCTCTTGATTTTTGTTGTTTTTTAAGAGACGGACGATTTGGATCTTTAAGAACTATTCGAGCCATCGGAATTTCCCTTATGTTCTAATTGCTTAGCCTTTTCACCCTGAAATTGTTCAAGTTGCAGCATTTAATCGTTAGAAAAACCTGCAGGTGGATTTGTATTATTAGACACATCTACCCCTATAAATAAAAAAGGGCAAGAGGTTGCCCCCTCGCCCTTAATTATGACATTGTTATGTCGTTATGTCAAACGTATTTCCAACTGGTGCAATTTCTTGATTTCCAGCTGTCGTGTTCATGTTCAAATCGTATGTTATTCCTTTATTAAAACGGAGAAACTGGTGGGGTAAAATTGGCTGTATAACGAGCCACTCCCTTAGAAATCCTAAGTTCGTCAATTTTGCCAGCGTACCCTGAGGAGGTGTCACCAATAGACAGGTTTTTGTTAGCAGGTACGACAAGAGAGAACCCAAAATCTCTGGTCCCTCTCAAAACACCATCGATGTAACCTTTTACAGTCCCACTTTCGCGAGTTAATGCGATGTGGAACCATCGCGAGTGATCGTGGAGATTATTCACAACGTCTGGAGCAACCGACCATGACTCCCAGTGGCCATTATTATTTCTGTGCATCAGTCCGATTGCAGATCCGGCATTTCCCCCCGCAGTAAAGAAAAGCCTCCAAGAGGTACCATTCTCCCAGTTTGTAGAAGATAAATTTCTTCCGTATGTCGCAATAGTACCTCCAGCTCCTTTTCCACCGAAAATCCAAAACTCAATGGTGAAATCACCTGAACCAAAGTCAAACTTATCACCCGTGTTCAGGTAATCAATTCGCGATCTATTATAATTATTACTATGCAGAAGATTAAGAGCGTGACCAAACTTTCCTGTAGAATCGTATTGGACTGTGCTCAGTTGGCTGGAAAAAGCGTTTGAGCTTGAATCAATCGCGCTTTCATTAAAATGTGCCAAAAGTGAGGTTTGCGAATCAGATCCGCTACCACCACCGCCACCACCGCCAGAGACGCGAACGTCTTTGAGGTAAGCAACGCGGATTTTGTCACCAGAAGCAAGCGCTTGTTCACCAGCTGGGAGCATAGCTCCAGCGAATGACATGCGAGTTACACCGCCAACAACGCTGACAGTATAATCTTCATCTTGGTGCATTACGAGACGGTTAACAGAAACCACCATTGACGGAGCAAATGCTTTGTTGCTAAGGTCAATATAACCAGCAGCAATCATTGCAGAGTCAACTTCGTACGCAGTTTCACGAACGTAGTTTTCACCGAACGCTTCAAGAGCAGCGGCACGAGCAGCTGCTTCAGCAGAAACAGCGGCTGCGCGAGCAGCTTCTTCAGCGTCAAGTTCAGATTGAAGAGCAGAAACAGCCGCAGCACGTGCGGATTCTTCAGCATCAATCTCAGCCTGTAAAGCAGCATCAGCCGCTTGACGAGCCGCAGTTTCAGCAGCAAGTGCAGAACTGGAACCGGTTCCGAGAGAGCTAATAGCGTTGTTTAGATTGCTATCAGCAGCTTCGAAAGCAGCAACGATTTCGGTAAGCGAATCAAGAGCAGCTGGATCAACATTCGAAAGAATGTTGTTAATCTGCGATTGAAGATTTGCATCACCAGAAGCACGAGCGGTTGCTTCAGCAGAAACAGCTTCGCTTCTGTCGAAGATTTCTTGATCAATTTTTGCATCAAGAGCTTCTTCAGCAGCTTCAGCGCGTGCGGTTTCATCAGAAATATCGCCAGCAAGAGCAGTGTCAGCAGCAGCACGAGCAGCAGCTTCATCTGCAATTTCTTCTGCACGAGCATCCGATTCAGCAGCAAGAGCAGCACTAAGAGCAGTATCAGCGGCTGCGCGAGCAACGGCTTCTGCATCAATAGCGTCTTGAAGATCTTCATCAGCAGCTGCGCGAGCAGCAGCTTCTGCAGTTACGGCAGCAGCACGAGCGACTTCTTCAGCGTCAATCTCAGCCTGAAGAGCAGCATCAGCAGCTGCACGGGCAGCAGCTTCAGCAGCATCGTCAGCAGCGCGAGTTGAAGCTTCAGCGGCAATTGCGTTAACACGAGCGGTTTGTTCAGCAGAAATAGCAGCTTCGCGAGCAGCTTCTTCAGCGTCAATTGCTTCTTGAAGATCAGCATCCCCTGCAATACGAAGAGTTGCTTCAGCATCATCGGCAGCAGCGCGTGCAGCAGCTTCAGCAGCTACAGCAGCGGTACGAGCAGACGCTTCAGCAATATCGGCAGCTTCGCGAGCAGCTTCTTCTGCATCAAGTGCAGATTGAAGATCAGCATCGCCAGCAGCACGAGCGGTTGCTTCAGCAGCATCAGCAGCTGCACGAGCAGCAGCTTCTGCGGAAACAGCGGCAGCACGAGCGACTTCTTCAGCGTCAATTTCAGCTTGAAGAGCAGCTTCTGCTGCTTCAGCACGAGCAATTTCATCCGCGAGAGCTGAGCTTGAGCCAGTTCCAAGAGCGCTGATAGCATTATTTAGATTGCTATCAGCAGCTTGAAATGCAGCAACAACTTCAGTAAGAGAATCAAGAGCAGCTGGGTCGGTGTTGGAAAGAACGTTGTCAATCCGAACGCCAAGCGCCAGTTCAGCAGCGGTTGCACGAGCAACTTCGTCAGCAAGATCTGATTCAAGAACGTCGTCTGCAGCTTCACGAGCAGCAGCTTCTGCCGAGACAGCGGCAGCGCGAGCTGCAGCTTCAGCGGAAACAGCGGCAATACGAGCAGCTTCTTCTGCATCAATTGCGGATTCAAGAGCGGTGTCAGCAGCAGCGCGAGCTACTTCTTCAGCATCGATTTCGAGTTGAAGAGCAGCGTCTGCGGCTTCACGAGCAGTTTGTTCAGCAGAAACAGCAGCAGCACGTGCGGCTGCTTCAGCGGAAACAGCAGCTGCGCGAGCAGCTTCTTCTGCATCAATCTCAGCTTGTAAAGCGGCGTCTGCTGCTTCACGAGCGGAAGCTTCAGCAGAAACGGCAGCTGCACGAGCTGCTTCTTCTGCATCAAGTTCACCCTGAAGCGCTGTATCAGCAGCTGCGCGAGCAGCGGCTTCAGCAGCGAGATCAGCTTCAAGATCAGCAATAGCACCTTGGAGGTTATCGCCGACTTGATCTTCAAGAGCAGAAATACTTGCTTCAAGGCTGCTTACAGCAGCTGCACGAGCAGCGGCTTCAGCGGCATCGCCTGAATCAACATATTGCTTGTTAGCAAGATCTGAACTTTCTGCAGGAGCTGCAGAAGATTTTGGACTTACAAGAAACTGCAGTTTATCGGCAGAATCAAGCTTAAAAAGCTCAACAGCTGCTCCTCCTGCATCTTTTGCGCGGACGGCTTGATTGTTGAGCACCAAAATCTTGGCACCATCAACCTCGCCATTCCCTATAAATTTCTTTTTAATAAAAATACTCATTAAAAGTACCTTTCTAAATTGTTGTTATTATTGTTAATATTAAACGATCGTTAAATAATGGAGAATGAAAACATCCCCCTCTTCAATAAATCCGTCCAAATCTTTTCCGTTCCAATATAGAACAGTTGAATCTGAATTAGAAATATCAAAACCTAAACCTTTAATTTGAGGTCCACCCCCGTGGCCTATAATCAATGAGATATTGTTGGGTTCTAATGGTGCTTCTTGTAAAATAAGCTGTTTATTAGCGGCTTCTTGAGTCGTTATAACACGAGCTTCTATTTTCATAGATGCTCTTCCTGTTACACGCTCTTCTTCACCACTTTCACGCTTAATATAAAGTTCACCGTCAGTTTTTGCATAAACGGTAATTTTATTAGTAGTGGGTGCAGCGGGCGATGCTCTTTTGTTAAAAATTAACTGAGACATTATCGAACCTCTACCGCACTATTGGAATAAACAGAAAGCGAACCGTTTTCTGTAATTTCAACAAAATCGATAATTTTTAAATTATTAACTTGCAATTCTAAAGGAGTAGTTACAAGCAACGCACTAAGGGTTGCCGTATTCCCTTCGCCGCCAGAACTAGCGACTTTTTTCTTTTTACCAACCACTAACTCAGTAGTGACTGGATCAAAATGCAAATTAAACATTTTAAATTACCGTTAAGCTTAGTATCTCATCTTTATCAGCGTTAGTATAGACAATATTTACTGTCGCTACTGTAACGCCGCTTTGTCCCCCTCTTTTGTACACGTAAGTGCTGGTTGTATCAGTATGACTACCACTAAAGTAGTCAAAACTCTGCTTTACTAACCCAGAGCTTACTTTAAGTGAACCATCCGGATTCACCTGTGTTAAGTTTGTCCCATCCCCTAGTCTAATCGAATCGTCTTGATCTGAAATAACCACTTCCATCGCGTTAGCGACTACCACAGCTTCAGTTTGAACCCTGAGCGCATCCGAGCTTTCATCAAACGCTCGTTGCATTATTTGGTTTTGGTCTAATGAACTGTAGTTACGAATAGGCATTTCTTCTCACCTAAAGTTGTTAAATTTGATTTAAAAAAATGTATTATTTTTTAAAGTCAATATTATTGCGGAGTTAGCTCTTGAGGGCTGACTGGCGCATTTTCAAATGGTGCCGGTGGTCTTGGCATACTTGGGAGTTGTTGATTTTCAACTCCCGGACCAGACACGGACGCTGCTTGTTGTTGTCCCATTATATCATTCATTGGACTTCTTTCCAAGGTTCTATCTGGAATATTTTGTCCTTGAATTGGAATGCTCTGTCCAGTAGGCATTGGAGGAGCGGGCGGTTGAAGCGGCGGAAGAGGTTGTTCGCCTACTAATGCAAGAAGATCTGGATCGGTATTACGAAGAAGTTCGATGTGTTCAAGAATATGATTAAACACTTTTTCAGTTAGAACTGGATCACGACGAAGATCTGGATCAGCTAACACTGATTTGTGTTCCATAATGTGAAGACGATGAGCATCAATAGCAGTGGCTTGAACATCTTCGCCTTCTGCCATTCTTTCGTTTTCAGATTTAATCAACATCAGCTCGCTTAATTCGCCTTCAAACATTGAATCAAGTCTTCCAGTATTCATTACTTGAAAATACTGTTGTGGAGACTTAATTAAATTCATCTGAAGCATTTGCTCAGCCATTTGAACGCGGCCAGCAATAGTACGAGACAGAGGGTTGCCAACATCGACAACCACACGATTGATAGAACTAATCTGCTCACCAGTAAACTCTTTAAGTTCCGTCCGATTATTTTTTCCAACAAGCGCAATCACCTTTGGTGTTTTAGCAAAATCTTTTAAAATATTAATTAATGCAGTTCCAACGTCTTCAATGAGCTTAACGTATGATTGTTGAAGTCCTGAAACGAATTGAAGTGACATACTTTGAACAAGAGCAAGCGCTGCTCCTGATTTTAGAGATGCTTCTGGATTTCCGCGAGAAACACTGTTAACTCCGGAGATGGTTTCAGCAGCTTGAATCAAAGTATCTAAGAACTTAAAGATTTCAGCGGGCGTTTGTGTGAAATTAATCGGTTCTGGCTTACTGTTTCCTTCAATAATATTCATTCCAGACTGTAAAGAAGCAAAAGAAACGTCAGCATCACGTGGAACGAACAAATTTTGAACACCAAAGGCGTTCTGGTTGGTCATAATCGTGCTATAAAGCGCGTTAATGCCTTCCTGAATGGGGAAAATGTCAAACATAGGGGTATAGCCATAAGGTGTTCCCATGATGTTTGAAGGCGCAATACGGAAGACTGGCATAGTGCGATAAGGCATTGGTGTATCAAGAAGCACGGCGTCAAAATCCACGAAAAGAAGATAGCGACCATCCGGCATTGACTCAGTGCGGCGATGAAAAAACTCATAAACAGGAATATCATCAGTGTCGTCATTAGAAAACACTGCAAGACGATACACCGAACTTTGATTTTTAGGAGGAATTGACCGAATCTTGTCAGCAAGTTCAGGATATTTTGCAATTAAGTCATACCTATTCTTAAAGGTACGACACATAATCCAATCATTATCCCAAGATTCTTTGGTTCCATCAACAACAACGTCAAATGGTGACAAATTTGAGAATTCAATCTCACCTTCGTAATTAAATTCACCGGTTTCTGGATCAACATCATATGCTTCTCCAGAAGTTGCGTTCCATTCTAACTTAATAAAGCCAGAACCAAGCACAATTGCCATTTCGGTAGCAATTTTTAAATGATCTTCCAGGCGCTTTTCGCGCATGTAATAATCAAGGACACCGTTTGCTACATGTGTTTGAGCAAGAGATTTATAATCAGTGTTTACAGCACGAGCTTCCATCGTAGGACGATTGGAAGTAATCATCACGTAGATGTGTTGTGCAATATTTCTAAAATGATTTACAGCAAGCTGAGTATATTCGCCTTGTTCACCCGTGAAATTAATACGATGACCAAACCCAAGGTCATTATCATATGCGCCATGATAAGCTCTCCACATGCGTTGAAGCTTTTCAAGATAAGCATTTGCTCGAAGAAGATTAAAAAACGATGCTGACTTCTCAAGAAGATTAGATGCAACCTGATCCGCAGGTTTTGCAGCAAAATAAACTTCATCAGCCGATTGATATTTGCTTTGACCGTCCATTTTATTTCTTCCTCACTCCAAATATTGCTTTATAGATGCTCATCTTGTCTTCTTTTAAAGGGGTAGCAGAATTAAATCCAGGTGCGTTTCTAACTTCAGGCGCGTAATACTGATAAAGCTCAGGAGTATGATGAGCGGGATATGGATTTTTATTGTAATTTATTGAGCGCACAAAGTATTTCAAAGCATCCACCGCATCATAATGTCCGTCATCAGGAGAACGAGCAAATCTATCCTTATTGATCGAGCTTTTCCATTTTACATTCTTTAAATGCCGAAGTAAAGTTTTACATCTCGGATGAATAATAATTTGTTTCTTTGCCAAAAGAACGCGAAGTGTATTAATAGCAGCTTCGTTATTATCTTTTTTAGTGGCTTCAAATTTTATTTCGTTGTTACTAATGCGGCGAATTTCATTCAGTACAATATAATCAATATCGCTTACTCTTTTTGTTGGCGATTTTACTTCGTTAGTTAATGGATTTAACCAAAGTTCGCCTTCTTTTTTACGAATAGTGTCCACCAATCGAGGCAAATGAAGCTCTTGTCCATTGATGACATACTCGTCTTCAATAATAATCTTAGCCGCTCTAAAATCGTAATAACCAAAGAGGATGACCGTTAAATCATTAAAGCCTAAGTCCATTGCTTCATATGCGTCGTAAAACGGAGGCTTAGGCCATTCCTTTACAATCTCAGCATAAAGCTCATCTGTTGCTTCAGGAATAACAGACGTGTTGCTGTCTTTAACGATTTCACACAAAAGCTCACGTCTTGCTGCGTCTGTTGTTAACCCACCAAGCTCCTGGATTAACTCTTCGAGCTGATCTTTGGTGATACGAGGGTTATCAAACACTGTTTTCTTAACAAGAGATCCTTTGTGATCAGCTTCTTCGATAAAGTTAATAAAATCGTGTTCAGATTCTTGAGGAGGCGTACTAGCAAGCACAAGCTTTCCGCGAGTAATAAGAGTTGTAGGAAGAAGAATGCTTTTTACAACGGTATCCAAATGATCGCAACTACCTGCTTCATCCACAATACAAATATGCGAGTCGCCACCGCGAAGTTTTTCAGCGTGACCGGAATCGGTTCCCGCTAATTGAATTTCCGATCCGTTTGGAAAATAATAAATATAATCTTTTGTGCGGAATTCCGGCTTAACGTCTTCAGGACAATCCTCTAAAAGCTTTTTAAAAAGAGGACGAACGTTATTATTGACTTGTAGTTTAGTTGGAGAAACGAATTTAACAATGCTGTTTGGAGTTTTGATGCATTGTTCAAGCGCAAGAACACAGAGAAGAAACGTTTTGCCGCTACGACGAGCAAGAAGCCAAGTGTGAATTTTAAACGGCGCGCTGTAATAAGACGAGTGCATTTGTTTTTGCACCGCATCTAGTTTCCATGAAAGCTCCCCCCGCCTCCACAGCTCTTTAATTGCATCGGATCTTGATATTTTACTCATGAGGGATCTTGTTCAAGAAGGCTCAATAATTCCTTGTTATCTAAATTCTTAGTTTCAACTTTAATTGTTTTAGGACTATTCTCTAAAACATTTAAAATCTTTGAAAAAATCTCAACGCGCTTTGCTTCTTCAAGCGTAAGTTCACGCTCATAAGAAACTTCTTTTAGCTTGTTAAGTTGCATTCTGCAAATAGCTTCTTGGTCGGTTGTTAAAAACTTATCAGCTTGAAATGCTGGTGTATTATCTACAGCAATAACTGGAGTCGTAGATTCAAGAAGTTTTTTAAGATGAGCAATTTCTTCTTCAAGCTCTTTATTTTTCTTAGAAAGCTTAACGATTGTTTTTTGTTGTGCTTCAGAAAATGCACGAAGTTCAGCAAAATCTTTCGCTTCATTGAGCATTAAATCTAAAGACATGGTTAAATCCTATTTTGAGTGCTTCTTAGCTGTTGACCAAGTTTAATGCCACCAACCAAAGCTCGAACGTCTTCAATTTCTTTTGCTTTTTCTTGCATAAGAACGTTCTGTTCTTTTAATTGAACTTCAAACTGCTTAATTCTATTATCAACAGACTTAAATTCGTGATAAGCAGAATACCCTGCTAATACCAAAAGCACAAGAGAATCAGTTAGTTGCGCTCCTAAAATCATAAGTTTTAGAGAAAAAGCGCAAAAAAGACCTAGTGGCAAAAATTTAGTTAATTTTTCCATACTTTCCTAACTGGTTGTTTTATAAGCATTTTTTGCGTAAACCACTTTTTTGTTAATTACCGTGAAAACGGCGGTTGGTGTTGCTATAAAATACTTATAAATAAAGTTGTTAAATTAAACAACTATATTAGAGGGTTACATGAAACTAAATTACAAAGTCTGTCGTATGTGTTCATCGTTTATGCAAGCTCATCCTCAAAACCAGGGATGGATAAAGTGTCCATCTTGCGGATTTTGTAAGGTAGAAAAACAGATTATTACACCTGAATCCTATCTCATGGGTAGAGATACACAGTTTCCTCAAGAATTAACTGAAGAAGTTAGAAACAATATTATCATATTGCTTGAAAAAGTAAACGCTCTTCTTTGGGAATTAAAAATATCTCAAGCAAAAGTTTCATCCGGTTGGCGTCCTGCTGCAATTAATGCAAACGTCGCTAATGCCGCTAAAAAAAGTCACCACATGATGGGTAAAGCTGTCGATATATTAGACGATAAAAACCAGTCATTGGCTGCTAAAATACTAGCACAACCTGATCTTCTTAAAAAATATGATCTTTGGTTAGAAGATCCTGCTCACACTAAAGGCAAAAACACAAACTGGGTACATTTAGACATTGGGACTAGAACAGACCGTCCATTGCGAATGTTTAAGCCATAACATCAAATGATAGTATCGGTTAATTTTTCAGTTGAAAACAGATTATAAAACGCAATAAAGTTTTCGCTAGAACACCCAATATTAAGCCTAAACGTACCTTCTGGTCCACACAAAGATCTACCATCAAGTCCAACAATCTTTTTTGGACATTCGCCTTCTGCCCAAAGAAACATCCCTGACATATTCAAAATTTTAAACGGTAGTTTGTGTCTAATATTATTTATTAGATCATGACGATCTTGTAGCGTTCTTCTTCCGTCTTCAAATACGGTGTGATTGGCGTTCAATTGGCTATTTAAAATTACATCTGCGGCAATTTGAGCATCAACAGAAAGACCGCTTGTGCTGTATTCAATCTGTTGTTCTAGTGCTCGTGCAATCATCTCGTCCTTAATTATCGCCCACCCAATCCGGGTACTAGCGTGTCCCGTCGCTTTGCTTAACGAAAACACCATGATTGGAAAATCATATTGCTTTACTTTTTTAACATATTGAGGCCAATTATACGTTAAATCCAATATGTCTGTTTTTTTATGCAAAATAGATGAGCCATCGGGATTATTAGGGATAGTGGTAATCAGAATTGAATTCTGTTTCTTTTCCCAGTTTAATCCAGCGTAATCTGCTAATTTAGGAAATCGAGAGAAATGCGGAGGAGTTGCCCAAGCACATCCCGCTCCTGTTTCTTTCTTTAATACGTGCAATAAACCAAGGATAAGCTGAGTAGCGCCAGCGCCAATAACAATATGTTTTCCATCTACCACCGCATTTTTTTCTTGGTTATGAATTGCATGAATTGTGTTTTTCAAAAACAACTTAGACCCAAAATGATAAGACATGTCTTTATCAATAGAACGAGTTGATTTAAGGCGCACGCTTTCCCAATAAGGAATTAAAAACGCGGGAGAACCCCAGGACATATCAATCTTGTTCATTGCGATTTACTCCATACATATAACTAGAATCATGCCCAACGGTCCATTTGTTACCGTCTTCACAGCCCCATTCTACAGTGTTTACTTTGTATCCTATCTTAACAGATTCATCCGGTTTTGTTAACGAAGCGTCTTTAAAAATAATTCGATTTTGAGGATAAATAGCAAAACATCCGTTTTTCATCTTTAAAAAGTGAAAACACTTCCATTCGTTTGGACTTTCAGCAATCCCAATATAACTGGTTTGATTTGAAAAATCTACTGAAAAAAGATATTCAGCGTCATATGTTTTTTTATTACGAAGAAGTATATTACAAGCCATTCCCTTTAAAAAATCAATTTGGAAAACAGAATGGTCATAAGAAAGAGAGTCCCACATTTCAAGATCGCCCAATTCAAACTTAGGGGCATCGATTTTATGGCACAAAGAATGAATTGGCAGTCCGGTAAACAATACCCCATTTTCTAATAATACATAAAAAGTTACAGCTAATCCTTTAACCGTTCTAATCGCTACAATCCACCCTTTTGTAAATTCTCCAAATCCCTCTTCTTGATTGTGTAAAAATTCATTTCTTACAAGAACAGGAATAGACGGACATGAGCTGGATATATTAGCCATATTAACTACATTTGTTTTTCAAGTATTCATTGGTTTGTTTTTTAAATTCTTTTTCCGAAATGGGTTCAAAAAACTCGGCCATAAAATGTTTTGTATCAGGTAAATGTCTCTGATCAAACATACAATGCACCATTTCGTGCATCATCACTTGTTTTCTGTCTTCTTTAGTTAAAACCTTATCCCAATAGACTTGATCAAACACAATAACAAATCCGTTAACTTTTCTTTGGCAATAAGCAATCTCTTCCAAAAGAGGCGCGAATTTAATCACAACAAACGGTTTTGGATAATAATACTCACCTTTGTCACAAGCTGTTTCTATACTAACAAGATTCTCATTAAATACTTGATTCAGCTCTTTGTTTCTATAAGGAATCAAAACAAACAAAACATTTAAGTTATACAAAATACAAGAAATCAGAACGAGCCTAATAACATTAATTGCTTTCATTTTTCAAAGCTCGTTTTGCTCTTTGTCTTTCAGCACAACGTTTACGATGACATTCTGGACAGACGTGTCCGTTCCAATATCCGTCACCGTTTACGCCTTTCCACTTCTTGTCCTTTTTATTAAACTTACCCTTTAATACACGATATTTTAATACACCGCATACCTTACATATTTTAGCCTGTTTTTCATTTAAAACAAGTGGTTTATTTGACATTTCTATAACCTGCGCCTTTTAAAAGGTTTAAAGCAAATCTTATCCAAAACAGCATCATCTGACTCCCCATCAGGAAAAAACCCAGACCTACTACCATGCAATCGTTTCAATTCCAGTAAAAAAATTTTTGAAACATCAGCAGCAAATCCAGGGTCTGTTAACTTATCTTCCCTCTTTGATAGGTGATAATCGTCATCATTCAACCAAAATAATCGATTGTTAAGAGACATTAATAATTCTCCTCATCCGCCCGTTCACCGGCTATTGCGTAACATGTACGACATTCAAGCTCGTTTTTAGCATTATACACCCATTCATGAGCCTCTTCCAGGTCCGTACAAGAGATTAATTTACCCCTACGAATTTTTTTTTCATCAATTTCTTTTGTTGCAAGCCCAATTACAACCAAAAATAATCCTAATATCAAAAGCAAATCCATAACTTACCCTACTTATCCACACAATTGTTAAGAAATCTACCCCGTTAACAACTATTGTTATCAACGTATTTCCCTGATAGCAGACAATAAGTCTGCGGGGTATGAGAGAGATAACCCGTGGGACACGTGTATCCGGTTCCCTGCCCCGAAAAAACCATACCGTAATCCCCATACGTTGTATGTATGGTGATACGTTGTATCATACAGACGTATACGCTATGTATAGCTTCCAAGTCTTTGTATTTCATATTGTTCCAAATAGGACTTGGTAAGCTCATTATTTGCGTATTGCGGTATAATGTATTCTTTATCCTTAAACGTATTCTCAATCCACTGATTGGCTAGACCTAGATTACGGAATACGCCAATCACGTATCCTTTATTCCTCGTATTTACAGCCTTGACGATCACTCTAGCGTAATCGTCGTATTCGACCCGTAAACGGTATTTAACCGCATTCGGTTTAGAGTATAGGCCATACCCCTTAGCCACATATTGATCTACCCAATAGCGTGTCCTTACGCCAAGGGCATCGGATTTCTGTACAACCTCTAGCACTTCGAACCTGAGCTTATCCCGGTCGATTATAAGATTGAGACAGTTATGAGTCTTATCTTGTAACTGACGTATTAGCTTTCCTAATGACTCAACGACACAAGACGAATGGGTGACATAGACGCATCTGTCTTGGTCGTTTATAAGGGCAATTACAGCCTTTTGAGGTAGCTTTAGGAGCTGAGATAAATCGAGTTCCATGTATATAGTTGTTAAAAGTTTCTATATATAGTTAACAGTGTATTAAATTGTTAAGGTGGGTTAACCACAGGTCGTGAAATCGCATATATAGCTTATCACAGAATACTGTGTTTCTATAGTTTAATACCCTAAGAATTTGCGTGTTGGCTAAGCCATAGCTCTCGATCGCTGCGAAGCTGCCCCCCCCCCTACCTTTATATGTCAGCAATCTCCCCCTTGCAAGAATCATGCCACTCGGAACTTGGCACACATCTTGCAGGGCACGGATCTTGCTATTGCAATATCTATGCCAGGGCTTGGCACCGATGTCGTTACATTATAGCGTGTTACTGGCTGGCACGGAGTTTGCATGTTGGCATGGACCTTGCATTATTTCCCATCATTACACTAGGCACAAGGCTGTTAACATTTTCAAACATTGCTAAATGCCTGTTAAGATTATTAAATACCTGTTAAACCTGTCGAACTTTTTGACAGTTGTCAAGTTCTTAGACACCTCTCAATGGGTCTGGGCCTTGATTTTATTGGGTTTTTCGTTGGCACGGCGCTGGCAATTACCTCCCTCGACGGCGGCAAAAAGGACCGCTAGGGACTGCAGGATTCTACATAACTGGCACTCGCGTCATTAAAACTATGGCGCGAGGGTACGAGTAACCCACACGATTCTTCCTCAGTATGAGGTTTGAGCGCGGCGATTCTCCTAAGTTATCAGGGGATAGCCATAGGCGCGAATTACTGCCCACGTATGGGTGGGGATGGTTGTGACAGGGCTCGCTAAGCAAGCGCGACTCGCAAGAGAACCGCTTTGACGCCACGCCAGTGGTATTCCGGCAACCTATGGGAGCATAGGTTGAAGCTACAGGAACCGAGTAGCAGGAATACGTGTGCCAAAGGTAAGACGGTAAATCCGCCTCGCAAG